GCAGACCGGTGCTTAGTAGAGCATGAGAAGCCTGTCGAAGAAGCGGCTGACTTTGGTACGAGAATCCATGATGCGATTGAGAAGTATTTCGAGGGCTTTCCTGTCGATGATGATTTGCTGGAGTATGTACAGCCAGCCTTCGATTGGAAACAGGAGAACCAGCTACGATTCATCGAACGGGAGAAACTTCTCGTGAATCTCCAGCATGGGTTCGCGGGAACGGTGGACATCGTGGGAAAGGGTCCAGAGGGTCAGAACTTCATAGTCGATTGGAAGACAAGGAAGACGAAGAAGGGAGTAAAGGTAACCAGCTACGATTTTCAGATTCATCAGATTGCCGCCTACGGGGCTACCTACTTTGGCGAGGATCGGATGATGAGTGAAGGTATATACGGTGCTAACTGCTACCTATCCTCGACTGAGCCAGGTCGATTTGAGGTGATTAAATATTCACCCGATGAGCTTCGGGATGCGTGGAAGGTATTTAAAGGAGTATGCGAAATATGGCGGAGCCTGAAGAACTACGATCCGAGAAGCTAGAGCTAAGGAATGTCCTTGGCCCTCGTTGTTGGCGGGAAGGGAGCTTGGAGCGAAAGCAAATACAAACTCCTTACCTAACACGAGAGGAAGCTGTTGAGGGTATGCACAGGGCATTCAGCAAGTGCCAGTTGGCGTATGACTCAAAGGGCAGGAAATACAGAACAGATATCCCTAGACTTCTACCTAGCGAGGAGTGGGAGGGCAGACAGAAATTAAAGAAGATGGAGAGGAAAGATGGCGAAGTTTATTAGTTTATTCGCTGGGGTTGGTGGATTCGACCTTGGCATGGAACAGGCGGGGCATGAATGCGTTGCCCAAGTGGAATGGGATAAGAATGCGGCGGGTGTATTAAAACACAGATGGCCGAATGTTCCCCTGTTCTGCGATGTATCAAAAGTATCGGCGGATGATCTGCCCGATGCAGATTTTATAACATACGGATTTCCATGCCAGGACTTGAGCGTGGCCGGTAAAAGAGAGGGATTAGATGGAAAACGATCAGGATTATTCTATGAAGCAACTAGACTTATTCGGGAACTGCGATCCCGAGGATGCGGGTTACGCTTTGCGGTGGCAGAAAATGTCGGTGGATTGCTCTCCGCAGATGATGGTGTCGCACTTGCAAGGTGTCTCCGAGAGTTACTCGACAGCGGGGCTTGTGAAACAGGTTGGCGAGTTTTCGACAGCCAGTATTTCGGTGTGGCCCAAAGACGGAAGCGCGTGTTCATTGTCAGCGATTTTGGAGGCGAATCCTGCGACCAAATACTCGCTATCACCGAAAGCCTGCCAGGGCATCCTGCGCCGAGCCGAGAAGCGGGGAAAGGAACTGCCGGAGATGCTGGAGCGGGCTTTACAGCGAGTAGCTTCGGAGGGTACGAGCAAGGATGCGGAACCCTGCGAAGCCAAGGCGGAGATTTAGGCGGAGGGAGTGAGACGCTTGCGGTAAACATACTTGAGGTAGACATAGTAGGCACTCTCTCCGATGGTGCGCATATGGACGGAGGGTTAAATGGGCAAGATGCTTACACGGGTAGGATTTTGGCGGTGCAAGAACCCACAGCATTTGGATGCGATTTATCACATAGTGGGACGATAAATTGTCAGATGAACTCGGAGTCGAGCAATCTGCAAATGGGAGTCCGAGAAAACCTAACAGTCCGCCGACTGACTCCAATCGAATGCGAACGACTCCAAGGATTCCCCGATAATTGGACATCGGAAAAAATGGAACTGACCCTCGAGGGGAACGAGTGGAAGGCTACTAGCAAGGTGGTCAAACAGGCAGATGGTCCACGCTATAAAGCGATGGGCAACGCAGTCACCGTAAATGTGGCTGAGTGGATAGGGAAACAGATTGGAAAGGTAATTTTATGAAACAAATCAAAATGCAAAAACAAATCAAACAAACTCTATATTTAAAGGGATATCAGACTAATCCTCAAGGATTCAGTACACCTATTTACTCAACGGTTGCGCAGTACGATGAACCTGTAATGCCGCCACAGCCTATTAAGAAACCAAAACTAAAGAGATAAGCTGATGGGACAATTTTTAGGCTGACGAATGCGAGGAGGAAAATGAATGAGTGAGTTTTTAGGATGGGCGAGCTACCCGTTGCGATTTCTTTGCGTACATTGCGGAGAGGAGTGCGACTTGGAGGATAAGCACGAGCATAAAAACTGCGAAGAACAGGAGGAAGAAAATGAAGACTGAATACAAAATGGGATTAGGATTACCCCGTGGATCAAAGGTGATCGTGAAGGCGGGAAATAGACAGGCAGATATAACTTTGGTCGAACAGGAGGATGGACATACCTGGCGACTACAGATCGATAGGGATCTCCCCGAGACAGAATATCCGACTCTCGAAAATGCAATCCTATCAGCAGAAACTTTATTTCGGGAAGTGATATGATTGTAGCCTTTGACTTGGAGACTGTGTGGAGTAAAAACTACTCGGTCGCAAAGATCGGCCTCGACCGATATGTGAAGCACCCTGACTTCCGAGTCACCCTCGTATCCATTGTAGCAGAGGATGGATTTGAATGGGTAGGGGAGCCACAGAGGTTGCCGGTCGAGCGCCTAAACGGCCACACTTTAATCTCCCATGTTGCAGAGTTTGATAGCGTCTGTGCAAGGGCCGCTATCTATCGAGGGCAGATGCCCGAGTTTATGCCTGCCGAGTGGATATGCACAGCCGATATGGCATCGTACCACCAGCTTCCACGCTCCCTGGCGGGTGTAGTTAAAGAACTATTTAACGAGGAATTATCCAAGGATGCTCGTGAGCAGATGGCAGGATTATCCGTTGAAGATATTCAGGCGAACTCTAATTTTATCAATTACGCTTTAGAAGATAGTCGAGCCTGTCTCCGTGTATATCAGGAACTGGATGTCGGATTTTCAAGGAAAGAGAGAACACTATCTGCACTCACCCGTAGGATCGCAAACAGAGGTTTGGCGATCAATGGTCCACTCTGCCAGCAGTTTATAGATAAGGCAGAAAAGATCCTCGAAGAAGCAGATAGAAAAACAACCGAGTGGAGACAGGCAAACCTTGCCCTGCAAACCTATCAGAAATTAATCATGGGCCAACGGGCAGACCGCCGAGTACCCACTCGTTTGAAATATTGTGGCGCTCCACATACGAAGAGGTGGAGCGGTGGAGGGGTAATAAACTTTCAGGCTATTCCTAACGATGAGGTGGCCGACACTTCTGCCCGTAGATGCTTGGAAGCACCACAGGGTAGGGTGATCGTATCGGCCGACCTCTCGCAGATCGAGCCTCGGGTAATTGCTTACCTGGTAGGCGATGCAGACTTTCTCGGCCTAGTCCGTGGAAGGATAGATATTTATGAAGCACATGGGCGAGCATCCAAGCTCTACAACGAGGATGAACCGATGGCCGAGCTTGCCCCCGAGATGAGGAAACTATGCAAGGCTAGACTGCTCGGGCTGGGCTATGGTTGTGGAGCAACGAAGTTTCTAGAGGTAGCAAAATCATTCGGGGTTACCATGTCCGAAGCAGAGGCGAAAAAGCAGGTGCTTCTATACCGAGCGCAGAACCCCGATGTGATGCTGGCATGGTCCAAAATGGAGGACCAATTTCGTGAGTGGATGAAGGAGACTCCTGAATGTATTACATTTGAAACACGATGTGGTTTACCCGTTCGATACTTCAATGCCTACGAGCAGAATGGCGAACTTTTTGCCTCGACTACCCGAGGATATGAGCCGGTAAAAATCTACGGGGCTAGGCTGTTTCAAAACATCGTACAGGCGACTGCCCGATCCATCTTTGCAGACGCGCTTATTCGTATCGAAGATGCCGGTCTGCCGATCTGCCTCCATGTCCATGACTCAGTAACCCTAGAGGTTGGAGAGAACGAAGGACAGGCGGCACTTGATTTACTTATTCAAATACTAACCGAGGAACCCCAAAGCTACCTTGGTCTGCCCTTGGCCGCCGAGGGGGAAATCAAAACACACTACTAAAAATGATAGATGCAAAAACACAAATGGAACAAGCCTCAAAGACTGCACAAGAGTGGTACATGGATGTATGCCCTCCTTATAAACAGGATGACTTACAGAAAGAACCTATAATCATAGCCGCTAAAATCATAGCCGCTGGTTTGGATGAGTTAGCTATGTCGAACCGCATGATCGCAGAGGCACTTAATCGTACATCTGAAGAATGAAACAACTGGTGGAGTGGTTGGCGTATACAGGATTCATGCTCCTAGCGATAGGCTTTTGGCTGTATGTGGTCATCGCATTCTTTTGCGTCCTGTTTAACCAAATACCGAGCATAAAACTATGAATGATAAAACTATAGAAACTGTAGGAAATGGACCCGTTTTTGATTCGATCCGTGCATGGCTTGGAGACGATCAGCGAGTGTATGTGAAAGTTGAAGGCATGGGAAATATCAGAACTGTATTTTTTAGGCTAGATGAGTTGAATGAATTGAAAGATGGAAGTCCGTTAGACCCATTGGTTGCCAAAAAAATGGCAGATACCGAGAAGGAATTAAAATCGGTAGAGGAACAACTTCGTATTCATAAGATAAAGCTAGGCAAGGAACTAAAATCCTTGGAGGCTAAAAAGGAAAAGGTTGATCGGTACTGCGAGAAGAAAAAGGAAGAGGCAAACGAACTGATCGCCAAGAGTGCTGATATTAATTCCCGAAAGTTCATTAAGTCATGCTCGGATTTTTCTAAATCATTAATTGATTTCATGGAGAAAAAAGGATGAATCCGATTCTTGATAAAATTCAAAAGCAGGAGGATGCGGCTAGATGCCTCAGCTTTCTCAATAGGGAGGAAAGAGAAATTTTTGTGGAATACTATATAGATGAAAAAACCCTTAAAGAGATTGCTTCTGCTAGAAACATGTCACGCCAAAATATTCATCAAAAAATTTTAGAGTGCAAAGAAAAAGCAAAGGTTGGTTTCAACTGTAGTGCTAAACTGCAAGGATTTCCGAACAATGATTACACCTAAGATAATAGGATTATGTGGACCCAAAGGCGTGGGTAAATCGACCTATGCACGATCCCTCGGTGGAGTGACTCTGTCATTCGCCACACCGATTAAGGAGATGCTCAAGGTCGTCCTTCCCCATCCCGCTTGGCTGGATCGAAAGGAAGAACCGATACCTGGATTCCCTGATGGTATTACTACCCGTAATATGTTACAGACACTCGGCACAGAGTGGGGCAGGGAATCCATTTATCCAAACATATGGGTCGATGCGGCCAAGCGGATGGCCGAGCCTTACCTCGGTAAACGCCTTGTTGTATTCGATGATATCCGATTTCCCAACGAGGCATGGGCGATTAAGCGGTGGGCAGACTTGTACAAAATATCGTACAAGATCATACACATCTCTCGGGAAGGCCATGAAATCGATCCAAGCGATTCCCATATCTCCGAGCATGGCATTCCTGAACATTTTATAACCGAGTGGGTGACTGTGGATGACGAACAGCAGGCCGAGTAATTCCATCCGTAAGATGGCAACCGATGCCCGTCTCCGGCAGATGCTTAGAGCATTACCCGAGGACCACCGAGGATACACCCAGGATGAGATTGCCCGAAAAGCAGGTGTTGCCAAGCAGACGATCTCCAAGATCGAACGAGGGGCGATGATCAAAATTACCGAGCAGATCACCCAACTCCTAGCAGAAGAATAATATGGCCACCCTCAAAGGAGAAATACGCAGGTGTCTCGAAAACCTGCCAAGCGGTTTATTGTCGCATCACGATATCCTGCTCCGCTTGTCCCTCGTTGTGACCAGGTACACAAAAGACCCAGCCGAGGCAGAAAGAGCATTGCTCGCACTACTCGATAAAGTATCCCACCGCCCAAACCAACCAGCCGAGCTACGAAATGCTATAAAAGGGGCATATCATCGACATAACAACCCCGACCTACCCAAAAATCCCATAAAAGTAGCGCAACCTGACCCCGCCCTAAAAGAAAACAACTTAGGGTATGCCGGATTATTCGAGAAGTTCACCCTCCGATCCGACCCCATTCCGATGAATGCCGAGGATGCGCTACAAGGACTCTTCCATCTTGACGAATCAATCTTTGTCCAGCGGGTAGTCGCCGAGCGGTCTGCACCCATGACCATAGCACAGGCAATCGCTATGCCCGATCTATCCGATTACCAGTTCACCACATATAACACCTTTCCCGCCCATGCGTCCAACCGTTCCGAAGCACAGGTGCTGGGGCGTAAATACTTTATTCACGAGACAGACGATCCATCCCTCTCATTCGAGCAACAGCTTGGCCTGATCCTACGCCTCGAACAGATTGCCCCCCTCAAAATGATCGTCAATTCAGGAGGGAAATCTCTACACGCCTGGTTTCATTGGATCGAGGGATATAAGGCAGAATTTCTAGAACTCTCCCAAAAGCTCGGTGGAGATCCACGGTTCAAACTAATGAACCAACTCTGCCGATTACCCTGGGGAACCCGCAGAAAGGAATGCGAACCATTCCCTGCCAAGCAGGAGGTAATCTTTTGGAAGCAATAGCCCTGCAAAAAACCATCGCAAGACGGTTTATTAACTTAGGGATTCCCAAGGAGGATGCTGTAAATTTTGCCATCCGTATGGACGAATCAAACCTAGTCATCATCGTCCGTAAGGAAGGCGAAGGGAAGCCCGACTTTATAATCTTAGTAAAACATAAACATTAAACATACAATCATACGCAAATGGCATACAGAGAAGACTACCTAAACCCCGAGACACTCGCTAAAGCAGATGAACTGGATATATACTTTTCCTCCCGTGGACCTGTAGACTATCCAGCCCCGTCATCCGATGCACCCCAAACCTACTCGCTGGCAATCGATGACCCGCTACCTGCCCCCAAGTTTCTCACCCTCTCCGACATAGTATCAATCGATACCCACACAGATATGCCCCCCCAAATCATCAAGAATGTCCTACACAAAGGATCGAAGATGATCATATCAGGCTCCTCGAAAGCAGGTAAAACCTTATCCCTCCTCCACCTCGGTCTAGCCGTATCCAACGGAAAGCCCTGGTTAGGCCACGAGACAACCCAAGGCAATGTTATCTACCTCGACTTTGAGCTAAAGCCCCGTATGGCCGCCAAGCGAATAACCTCCATCATCGCATCCAATCCAGGTATCTATAAACAGAACCCCCGCTTCCTCTACTGCGGACTACGAGGCCAATCCCGATCCCTCGAAGACCTCGTACACCACATCGAGGATCTCCGCGACTACAAGCCCGACCTCGTAATCGTAGACCCATTCTACAAGCTCGCCACAGGGGCAGACGAGAACGATGCCGGTGCTATCTCCGAAGTGGTCAACCGCATGGAAAAGTTCTCCGAACGCCTAGACTGCTCATTCGTATATGCCCACCACTTCTCCAAAGGAAACAAGTCTGACACAGACCACATCGATCGGGCAAGCGGGTCAGGCGTGTTTGCCCGTGACCCCGATGCCATCCTTACCCTAACACCCCACGAAGAGGAGGATCACCTCGTACTCGAGGCCACCCTCCGAGACTTCCCAACTCCCGACCCCCAAGTGGTAGAATTTTCATGGCCAAACTTTATCCATAAGCCTGACCTAGAACCGAAATTAAGAAAAGTAGGGCAGTCGAAAGAGAATAAAAAACTAAACGATAAGCTATCCACAGCCCTCATCGAACTGCTAAAACCTAACTCGATTATGGGTCTAAATAAACTCAGAAAACTACTCCAAGAGAAAACAGGCGAGTCGATTGGTGATAAAAAAATGGATAAAATACTACTGATTTGTAAGGATAATATTAGTGTACATAAGACCGAAAATGGTGTCGGAAACATTTATTCTTATACCGAGTAGGATATGGGCAGATTACCTTGTAGAACCACCACCCCCCTCCCTTATATATTAGGAGGAGGGTGGTGGTAAAAAAAGGCTATAGTAGTACCTACTTCCCTGGCAGGGTAAGCTATGGCCTCCAAAGTCGGCCATTAGCTATTGCTTCGCAATACCTACCGCTCACACCTACCACCCCTTACCCTGTCGGCCGGGGTAAAGGGAAGTCGGTACTACGATACAATAGCCTACAAGCTCGACCACCTACTCAGATTATCATCGTAAAAGATTTGAACCGCTTACTACTCACTCGTAAGAACCGAATACACAGCTTAGTCAGGATTGCTCGTAAAAGGCTTTGGTCGGGTAAAGGTGAGTCAGAAGACTCGCTGGATAAGGAAAAGGCTAAATAGATGCCTTCCTGCCCGTTCTAGGGCTATTCCTGTGAATTAGTCTTCGGTAGCTTATCAACTAACTCGTCAACCACTTGACCTATTGATAACTTCTTAGCCAGCCCATACTGCTTAATCAGGTCACGGGTTGCCGGATCAACCATGCAATGGAATCCGACACGGCGAACCCCTGGTCGGTTAGGCGGTCGGCCGGTTTGATTTGGGCGCTTACCACCCCATTCTTTTTTATCGGTCATGCGGCATCCTTATACTTTTCTTGCCATGCTCGTAAAGTTTTAAGCATTCGGAGGGTTTTATTTTTACGATGCTGATCGCGAGGAGTTCTTTTGCCTGTGACCATATTAACTACCTCACCCTCAATCTTTCTATCCCAAGGAGATTCTTTCATCCATCGTATAAGGGGCATATGGCCTTTTCTATGGCTGACCCCATCAATGTCCCAATTATCGGCTAAAAGGCTACTACAAGCCTCGTAGGGCTTTGTATAGGTAAATACGACTCTAGCACCCATGCAAAAACAAGCCATAGATGCTTTGCCGAGTAAAAAGGATGCCAGGTTCTTAGTACCATCGGTGCAGACTCTTCGGATCTCCATGTGGTCATGCCGGTTAGCCCAAGAACTGGAGCAGTTATCGACTGTAGCGATCCCTTTGATACCTAGCTCGGTTTTTACTCCGATGCTGAACCGATGTCGCTTTAAAGGTTTAGAGTGCCGATGATGCTCGGCCACAAAGGCTTGAGCTTCAGCGAGTTTGAGGGGAACGAATGAGTGGTTAAAGTTCATTGGTTCAACTCCTCATATTGGATTATCTGGTTTACCAAGTCTCTTGGAGACTCGCCCCAAAAAGATTCAGATTTATAATTAATCGCGTATGGCTCATCATCATATTCAAGATATTTTGCGTTCTCTTGGACATATTCAATAATTTCGTCAAGGTTCATGTGGTTGGTTCTCCTTTAGTTATTTTAAACTGATTTTTCAGTCCATGATTTCACAAACTGGTGGTTTTTAGTGTAGGTTTTCACGGCCCTAGAAAAAGATTTCTCATCTTTATAATCACGCTCCCACTTTAATTCGTAGTTTATGGTAGGTGCTACAGGCTCGCTGTAAAAGGACCACTCATTAGACCGAGGGTTAAAAACTTTACTTAATCGTACAGGACTAAGGTGGCTATTCTTGCCGGTCAGTTTGAAATCATAATGTGTGTTATTCATACCCTTAATCTAGCTTACCTGTACAGAAAAGCAAGGTATATTTTACATTTATTTTTACGAATGTTGTAAGTGCCTAATAGTTAGCAGGCTAGGGGATGAAAAAAATTACGATTCTACATCCGTAACTTCAGCCTCAATTACTTTTTCGTTCTTAAGGTTAGCCAGCTCGGCTCGGATCTCATCGAGGGATAAAGATTTCTTCACCTCAATGGTTTGGGTCGGCTCACCTTCGTACTGGCGATGCTTGTCGATTAATATGCCGGTAGCGATAGGAAGAACACCTGATGGGATTTCATCGTTCTCTAGTTTCTCGATCATCTTTTCGACTGCAAGCTGTGAAGCATGGCCGATTAAACCTCTCATTACTTTCTTCGATGATTCGATGACCTCTTTCTCACGAGAGCGAACTACAGCTATTGTGTTATGGGATACCTTGAGATCCTTTTTGATGCGAGTAATAGGTACACCATCGGCAAGCATCTGAACCATCTTAGCATAGTCACCTGGTCTCTTATCGTAAAGACCCTGTGCTGTGTAGATCGCTGGACAGGTTCTTTCCTGTTCAAGATTAGCTGGAAGGTTCTCAGCCTCCATCACAACCCTCTTTTTATCGGTAGGCATTTCTATCGGTGTAAGCATTTGAGAACTAATTCTCAATAAGGATTGATGCAAGTCTAATTAGACATAATGCATCTAGTAAGAACCTTTATTTGTCCGTTTTGCTATAATTTAAGCACAAAATATAACATTTTGTACTTTTCTGCCGAAATCACATAAAAATTTTAGGCTCCAGGAGGGGGGGGAGGGGGTCTGCCAGCCGGCCCCGCGATCACCGCCGACCGATTAGTAGCCACAAAAAAATTCTGACAAATTGCCTAACCCGAGGTGACCTACTATCGATAATCTGTTATCATTAGCCATGCCTCTCGAATGGTCACCGCATCCCGCCATCCCGCCTCTCAGCAAGGCAGAGATGCTGCGGATGACACCTGAGAGCATCCTCGCCTATTGGGAGAGAAGGGAAGAAGCGATTAAGCTGGAGAAGGATGACCCATATCGTCATGGGTTTGAACTAGATACATGGAAATTGGCGGATAGGGAGCTAAAGTCGCATCAGGAGATCCTCGTTATGGGAGGTAACAGGGCGGGTAAGTCCGAATGGGCGGCCAAGAGGGTTGTTCAATGCCTCGTAGAGAACCCAGGTACTATTATTTGGTGTCTTACAGAGACCTCGGCCAATTCGATTCAGTTCCAACAGAAGCTGATATTTAAGTATCTGCCTAAAGAATTAAAGACACTAGGTAGGGGGAAGGTCGGGTATGTAATGTATTCGCTTAGAAATGGATTTACTGCCGGAAAGTTCACTCTGCCTAACCGCTCTGAATGTATTTTTCGTAATTGGTCCCAAGATATCAGCACGATTGAGGGTGGAGAGATCGGCTGTCCGCAAGAGCCGCTCAACGGCACCCACAACATTGGGTACTGGGCAGACGAATTGGTGCCAATGCCGTGGGTGGAGACTCTTCGTTTTAGAACGGTCACCCGAAATAGTAAGGGAATAATATCCTTCACAGCCGTGGACGGGTGGAACTCGGTGGTCAAATCGATGCTGACGGGAGCAAAGACTGTGGAATCGGCAAAAGCTGACCTTTTGGATGGTGAGGAGGTTCCATTGGTCCAACAGCCCTTGAGGAAGGCCTCGAGTGTGGTGTATTTCCATACAGCGGCCAATCCATTTGGTGGATGGTCGGCCATGAAGACGCAATTGGAGGGGGAGAAGAGGGAAACGATCCTTTGTCGGGCGTATGGAGTGCCTGTACGGCAGTCACGGGCCGTGTTCCCGGCACTTTCGGATTTAAATTATAAAACTCCTGATAATTTACCTAATTTTGATGACGCTAATTGGGTATTAAGTATCGACCCTGCTGGTGCAAAGCCTTGGGTAATGGTTTTATTTGCAATCGACCCACATGGGGTAGCCTGGGCGGTTAAAGAGTTCCCTGATTTCGATACTTGGGGTGGATGGATTGATCCAACAAAGGATAAGCTGTCTGCCGGTGAGGCGGCTCAACCGAATGGGTATGGTTTAAAGGATTATGCGGATGAAATTAGGAGGATGGAGAAGATTTGTGGAGATAATATGGTAACTCGCATAATCGACCCTCGTTTAGGAGCGGCTAGTTATCAGAAGTCGGAGGGAAGTTCTAATATTATCGATGATTTAACGGATGAGGGAATCATTGTTGAACCGGCAGAAGCCTTAGATATCGAGACAGGTATTCAGGCGATTAATAATTTATTAGCTTGGGATCGCACCAAACCGATGGATTTAAGCAACAAGCCTAAATTGATGTTTAGTGATGAATGCCAAAACCTAATTAGCTGTATGCAATCCTATCAGCCAGGAGGTTCGTTAAAGGCTCCTGAAAAAGACTTCGTAGATACGGTGAGATACTTCGCCGTGGGGAATTTTGAATACTTCGACCAGGAGGAATTGGTCGGAACAGGAGGGGGGAGTTATTGATATGAGTAATAAGGTGATGCCTGGGCATCGTAATCAGATTGTATTATTAAGGGAGGCTGGGGAGACTTGGCCGAAGATCGCCAAAGCGGTCGGCTTTAGCCGAGCGACTGTGCAGAAGGTGTACAAGGAGGAAGTGGCGAAGGAAGCACCCCCTGTAATTGAGGAAGTAAAGCCGAGGTATGAGAAGGCTAGGGTATTAGCGATGGTCCCGAACCCTCGTTTAATGAGGATATATTTTGAGGATCGGGATGAGATAGGTGTGTGCGTAAAGAGGCCACAGGACAATCACCCGCCAAAGAGTCAGATATTAGTGAAGAAAGTAGATGGGGAGGAAAAGCTGTACAGATTGGTATGAACCGCCCCAGGCGAAGGATAATCGCATTAACGCGATGCTTCGTGAAATGGTGGTGGAGCAGGGGTTAGAATCCTTGGTTACAGGAAACGAGCCAAAGCCACTAACGATTCAGGAGATTGCTGACTTCGTGGGGGTTGGTTTCACATCGCTTCAGAGAATTGAGCAACAGGCTCTGAATAATTTGAGAAAAAAAATGTTAAACTTGAAAGGTTAAAATGGAAACGGAAGTACAAATATATGAGGAAAAGCCCGATGTGGATGGGCTTAAAGAGGATTTTGAACGGGCAAAAGCAAACCTTAGTTGGTGGATGGATAAAGCCGAGGATGCTCGGGAGGTTCGCTTTAATGAATGGGCGGGGAAGAGTGGAGATGGCAAGAAGCATGGCCCTGAAGCCTTTCCATTCGATGGGGCATCCGACCTTGATCCCAATGTCATCAACCCATTAATTGATGGGGATGTCGCGACTCTCACGCAGGCCCTGTCGCAGGCCAACCTGGTAGCCGCGCCTGTGGAGAGCGGTGACATAGCATCGGCCAAGCTGGTGAGTGAATTTTTAAAGTGGCGAATGGGTACGATGGATGAACTGATGAGGGAGTCATCCATTGGGGCAAATTATTTATTGCAGAATGGACTGACCTTTTTCGGTACATACTGGAAGCAGGAGAAGACGAGGAAGTTTGAGCCTATTAGTTTGGACCAAATTGCGGAGCAATCGCCTGAGTTGGCTATGGCTATCCAAGACCCTGAAATGAAGGAGGGTGTCGAGGAGATGTTTTATCCGATGTTCCCTAACCTTAAGAAGAGACGGGTGAAAAAGATGCTTAACGAACTTCGCAAGACAGGTGAGACCGAAATTCCGACCGAAAAAGTGGTCGTTAATCGTCCAGCAGTTAAAGCATATGAGCTTGGGCGGGAATTAATTGTAGACAGCAATGTGATCGATTTGGAGTCCGCCCGTTCCATCCATTGCTTGCATTACTATACGCCTGAAGCATTGAAGCAGAAGGTCAATGAGGGATGGGATGCCAAGTGGATCGATGAAGCTATTGAGAAGGCTAAAGATTTTTACGAGGAGGAGAGATACTCCGACTCCATGATGTCCTATGACTATGGGAACAATTATGGAAGCCAGCACTACGAGGGATTAATTAAGGTTATTACTACTTAT